GCCGGCCCGTACCAGTAGACCGTCGGCGACGCCGACGACGGGTAGAGGTACATCTTCACGCCGTCGGTGGAGTCCGCGCCGGTGAACAACGCCAGCCCCGTGTCATCGAGGAAGCCGGTCAGCGTCCCCTTGATGTCCTTCAATCCCTGCACGTCCTGTGTTGTTACTGAGTGCATCGCACTCAGGGCTGGTCATTTCTGCCAGCCTCTCGCGGTTGTCCTTCCCGCGAGAGCGGACTATTGCATCACCCGCGCATTACGCGGGGTCTCTGGGCTTAGTCTCTCAGGCTGCACGGCGTCATTCGCCTGCTTGCCCCTCGTTGGCATTTCAGCGTTCGAGTCAATCACCAGAGATTCTCGACACTCGCTTACGCGAGGTCGACCCCCGTTGAGGTTTTGTTGAGGTCGCCGAACGCGGTCACCTCAACTTTGTCAGTCGAGAGATCCAGCGTCCAGCCGGACAACGAGGTCGTTGTCGTCGCCGCCCCAGAGCCCGTCGTGCTGAGGTACACAACCCCCGACTTCCCGTGGTATCTCGCCATTCTGTGTCTCCTACTCCACTAGGCAGCCCGACGCTGCAGGAGTGTTTGAAGGTCTCCGATCACCGTGGTGGCCCTGGTGCCCCACGAGGACTCGGCCACACAGGCCGGGAGTTCTGATGCGAGTGTCGTGCGTAGCGCGTCGTTCTGCAGCCACGACTGAATCGACGCCGACGCCATGTCTGGTGAGGTGAAGGTCGGCACCCGGTGGCCGAAGACTTCACGCACCTCAGTCCGATCGCTCGAGAGATGAAACGCGCCACACGCCGCGAGTTCGTACGCGCGTGGGTTCAACGATTCCGCGTGCGCGATCGTCGGCGTGTTCCGTCCCCAGCCAACTTTCGTCCGGTAGAGGTTCAGGCCGATCTTCGCGCGACGATACAGGGCGCCCGTCGTGGCGTTGTCGATCTGCGCGCCGCGCACGAACGGCTTCAGCGCGTGCCCTTTCCGGATCCCTTCCCACGAGCCGTACAGCCCGAGGTCAATTCCGGTCCAGTCGATCGCGGACAACCACGCGACGCGGTCGGGAAAGCCGGAGCCGACGAACACGACATCATGCGCGGCCACGTCCTCGTCGCCAGGCTGCGGACCGGGCTGATGCCGCTCCGGATGCCACGCGTGCGGCAGATACCCGCTGTGCGGATTCACGGCCTGAAACGCCGCGACGCTCGAGCGTTCACTGGTCCAGCACCCGTCGACCAGCTTCGCCATCTCGAGTTCCTTGGCGAGGTCGTAGGGACTTTCCGTGAACACCACGAACACCTTGAGGTGCGCGCGTTTCATCATCACGACAACATCGGGGTGTAGAAACATCCCGCTCACGGCCAGCACGGCATCGACGTTGTGGTAGAGCGCCATCGCCAACGCCTCGTGGCCGGCCTGAAAGAACACATCGGCCACGGTCGGTTTCGGGATCGCGGGATTGCGTTTCTTCGCGCGGCGCCAGTTGTAGTGCAGCCAGCCTTGCGAGCGCGCGATCCGCGCATCGAGGGCGTAGTCGACCACGTCAACCCCGTGGAGTTTCAGCCCATAGCGCAGCCCGGTCGCCACATCCGCGGTGGACCAGCTCGCCCCGGGGCCAAGCAGCAGGAGCTTCACGGCTTGCGCGCCTCGCACAGATAGCCGGTCGTCGCCTTCACCTGGCTGTTGAAGCCCCAGCACTCGAACCGCCGGAGGAAGTCATAGGCCGCGGCCCCTTCCTGGGTCCACGCGCACGGGGTGATTGTGACGCTGGTGAAGCCCTTCAGCAGGAGTTCCCAGCCTTGCTCGGTGAAGCGCCAGTAGTCGTCGTAGTCCTCGGTGCGATGGTCGGGCCAGAGAAACGGGGACGTGACGAGCAACAGCCCGCCGGGCTTCAGGACGCGCGTGACCTCGCGCATGGCCGCGAACGGATCAACACAATGCTCGAGGACTTCGGTGAGGACGATCCCATCAAACGACGCATCGGGGAACGGCATCGCGCAGAGATCCCCCTGCCGGTCTTCGCCGTTCTGCCCGAAGGTCAGATAGCCGTCACCCAGCCACGCGCGCCGGTTATAGACGCCGACGTCAAGGATGTCCGTGCCGAGCTCCGCACGCTTCGACCAGATCCAGTGCTCGAGCTGCAGCCGGTGATAGTCCGGCACGAACTCGTGCAACCCCGGCGTCGTCTGCATCCATTGGAGCAGATACGCCATCTCTTCTGACTGGCTGAGGCCGTACAACAGGACGTCTCTCATGTGCTCACGACCAGGCGGTAGTTCCCGCCGCGGCGATACCAGCGGAGCACGGGATCCGCGGCGTCGACTTCCGTCAGGCGGATCCGCGATTCGCGAAACAAGGCCATCAGCGAATAGCCCGACACCGTTAACGTCCCCTGCTCGAGCAGCACATCGATCCGCGCCGCGGCGGCTTTGATGTTCGCGCCGGCGACAGTCGACAGCATCCGCGCCTCGACCAGATAGAGCGCGTCCTCGTGCGACCGACTGCCGAACCGGCCCACGTCGGCTTCGTCCACCAGCGAGACGATCACGAACCGCGTGGCACCCGGCGGGGCCTCGTCGATATAAATGCCGTTCGGCACCAACGCGAGCAACGTCGCATCGGCGCCGAGCTTGGCGACCAGGGCGTTGTCGATGTCCGAACTATCCGCCATCGGTCACCTTCGTCGCCCCATGTCGACGAACCATCTCGATCAAGAGGCTCCGGATCTTGCGCCGGGTAAACGCCACCGTCCGCCCGAACACATGAAACCCCGGCATCCGGCCGGTGAGATGCGTCACGCCGTTGACAGTGATGTAATGGCGCGCTTGCGTGCCGTTGTCGAAGAGCCACGCGAGCGGCGACCCGCTCTTGAGGATCAACCCCGTGGTCAACTGCCCGCTGACCTTCAACGGCTGAATTGCTAACTTGCTCGACAGGAACCCGGTGAATCGATGCGCCTCATACACGCGCTTGACCGTGACGTACGCCGCATTCACTTCGCCCTCGACCACCTTGGCCGCTTCGCCACGACAGGCCTCTGGCAACTGCCGGAGCTCTTCGCGGAATTCTTTCAACCCGTCCCAGCGCATCGTGCTCGCCATGTCAGGCGACCACTTCCACGGCGACCAGGACGAGGTCAATACACCGTTGCTGCGGGTTATTCACGCCCGTCACGTTCGCCGTATGCGCCCGCCCGGCCCGATCCGTCCACGTCAGCCGCGTCTTGGTCGTCACGCTCGCGTGAAACGGCAGCGTCACAAGCAGGGCTTCGGTGGAGATCACCGTCCCGGCCGCCATCCGCTCGAGGTCGCGCGCCGTCGCTGGTCGGATGTCGGCATAGAGCGTCGCCGGCGTGAGCGGGGTCAGCGTCTCGGTAAAGCCGCCATCGCTATCCGCGGTCGTCGTGGTGTTGGCCAGGCTCACCACATGGATCCGTTTCCCGATCTCGACGACACCCATTAGGCCAGCGCCGGATTTCTCGCCCGCACGAGCAGGCGCGTCACGGCCTCCCACGTCTTTTCGGACAACGTCTGGTCATCGCCCCGGTGTTCGTAGAGGTCGGTCAGGGCCAGCAGGATCGACGCCGTCACCCAGCCCGGCGCCGTCGCGGGACTCACCCACGCGGCATCGGCGGACGTGTCGAGGTAGTCGAGGATCACCGCTTCCGCCTGATCCAGTTTCAGTTGGATGTCGAGATCGCCGGGGTCGAGCGCGGGCGTGGTAATCCTCAGGTGTAACTTGGCGGTCGCCAGGGTGACGAGGATGGCGGCCATCAGTTACACTCCCGAGGGTTCTCTGCGGCGTGGAAGGACACGCAACATCTGGAGCCGCGTGGCACCTGAAAATGTGAACCGGTATCAAGCCCGGTCAGAGAGCCCACTTACTTGTCCTTCCCGTCGCGCCCGCGCTTCACTTTCAAGGTCCACGCTTTCGACCCGTCGCCCGGTTTACTGATCGTCGGTTCGTTGGCGTGCCATTCCGATCCGCCCCAGGTGACGCCGTCGCCCTTCTCGTACGTCTTCCCGTCCTGATACACCCCGCGGTAGATGTCCACCGGGAGCTTCACCGTGAATTCCTTGACCGTGTCGCCCTTCAAAAAGCGGAGCGTCATCGCGCGCTCGCCGTCATGCAGGACGGAGAGATCGTCGAACCCGAGACCGTCCTGGCCGTTGATCCCCCGCGCCCCGTCCGCGCCGGGATGCCCGGGCACCCCGGGCAAGCCATCGCGCCCCGGTTCCCCTTTCGGCCCGGGCGGCCCAACGTCGCCGCGCTCGCCTTTCGCCAGCGTCTCGAGCTCGGTCACGCGCGCCGTCAGGGCGCCGAGATAGTCCCGCAGCACGGGGGCGATCGCTTTGACGACGAGGCCAAGATCCACCTGCGTCATGCCATCACCCCGAGCAGCACGAGCTCATCGTCTTCGGCCTGGAGATCGGTCCAGGCACGGTCGATCGCATCGGGCGCCGGATGACTGGCCGCGTCCGCCAAGGGGATAGAAGACGGAGCCGGATTGCCGACGCATGGGGCGACCGACCGTGTCTCGATATGCGTGTACCTGAGCACCGGGAGGACGTGGACATCGAATGCCGCGGCTTTCCCGACGATCCCGTCGACCGCGGCGCCCAGCACCTCAACGGCGGCGTCTGCGCCCGCCTGCGCGACGCCGAGCGCCGCGCGCGCCGACACCCCTGACACTTGGACGGTCGCGTCTCCGGTGGCCGTGACGCGACCCACGCGCGCTTCCGCAGAGACGCCGAACGGGAACACCGTGACACTGACCCGCAGCTCGCTCTGCTCAGCCCTCGCGGGGGCGCGTCGCCAACTGCCGACGGCGCTCTCCACCACGAGGACCTGATCGCCCGTGGCGGTGGCCGTGCCGACGGAGGCGACCATCTCCACGCCGAGCGGGGAGGCGAGCCCATCCGCCGGGCCGCCGTCTGCGGTCGCTTGCCCAACGGCGCTCAGAACCTCGACGCCCGCCGGACTGGCGAGCGCGGTGCCGGTGAGGCTGGCGCTGCCGACCGACGCGACGACGGCCACCCCACTCGGCACGGCGACGGCGCTCCCAGACGCCACGGCAGTCCCGACTGACGCGACCGCCGACACGCCCGCGGGACTGGCAACGGCCCCGCCTGTGGCGAGGGCGGTGCCGATGGAGGCGACCACCTCGACCCCGGCCGGACTCGCGAGCCCATCGACCGCGGCCGGCGCGGCATCGGCAACGAGGTACGGATCGCCCGTCCGGAATAGTTTCAGGACGAGCGTCTGGCCGCCCGGGCTGGTCTTGATCGCCACTAGGTGTACTCCTGCCAGAGCGCGAAGTGCGGGATCACCGAGGGGGCCACGGAGAAGGTGACGCCAATCCACAACCCGGACGCCACGGTGGTATCGACCGAGACGCTGGCCGTGCTTGAGACGACGACGGT